CTATCTTAATCCTTTTTTAGAAAACTTTTGAAATATTGTTTTTATATTTTCTTTATTAGTAACAAATGCGAATAGTACTACAACTATAAAACTAATCATATTACTAATCCAATAATTAATATAGTACAATACTGTTACAAACGCAAAAATAGCAATTGATTCTATAACATTTTTTTTATCAAATGAAATCTTAACATATTTTTTTGTATCTAACCATCGATACAAGAAAATAACAAAATAAGCAATCAAAGTAGATCCTGCTGCAGCATATAATCCCAACCATTTTACAGCTATTAGATTAATTCCTAAATTGATAATAGCTGCTATAACTGTTGTTTTTGCAACTGACTTTGTCATTTTTTTGGATATATATATTCCACCAAACATTCCACCTAATACATTAAAAATATTAGCTAAAAGCAGAATTGGTATATAAGCCAATGCTGAATGGTAATCTTTTCCAATTAACAAATTAAAAACTAATGGTATACAAGCCATTATACCAACACATAAAATAACAAATATTTTTAAAATATTATTAATCGTTTGAGAGAAAAAATTATCTCTATCTTCGTCATTAATATGTAAAGAAGCACTTTCTTGCCAACTCATATTGATGACAGAAAAAAAACTAGATAGAATATTAGAAAACTTACTAGATACAGCATAAATTCCATTTGCAGCTGTATTTATAAAAACCGAAATAATGGTTCGATCTGACACGTTAATTACCCACCAAGATAAACCATCTGGTATCATAGGCAAAGAATATTTTAACAATG